TTAGATCACGGTAATTCTAGCATTATTAGTATCTGGGATAGTATTGGTAAGCGTGTTGACTCAATCGACAAAATGGCCAACACTGGTGCTGTTCGTGCTACAGAATCACGCACTATGTCTGGGATTTCAAGACAGGTAGAGTTTGAATTGTTAAACGCCCGTCTTGCAGAAAAATCGGACAATTTAGAACTAGCAGAAGAACAAATGTGGCGCATTTGGGCAGACTATCAAGGTCTAACATGGGACGGTGAAATTGAATATCCTGGTAGCTTTAATATCCGCGACATTGATAATGAATATGAACAACTACAAAAAGCCAAACAGGCAGCAACATCACCTGATGCTTTAGCTGTAGTAGACTTCCGCTTACGCAAAATGTTAGATGATCCACGCTATGAATATGAGCATGAGTCAACAGAAGACATGGCTGAATACCAATGGAAAATAGATGAAGTCAATGCTATTGCCGCAGCGATTCGTGGTGAGACACCACAGCCTGAATTAAATTTAACAGAGCATCCGACTACTACACCAGAAGATAGATCAGCACATATACAACAAATGATCATGGAAGGTTACACTGATCAGCAGATATTAACTATTCATCCTAAAATTACACAAGATGATATTACTCAAGCAAAAGAATTATTATTAAATCTTTAAGGAGAACTATTATGCCAATGGGAATGGGAAGAGGTAAAGGTCGCGGTACTGGTCGTGGAACAGGACGCAAACCTGGAAAGAAATAGTTGGGCTGATTATTTCTATAAGATTCGACTGCAATGTCCCTGGAGTTGGGCCGCATGGCAAAAGGATCTAATAGATATAGTCGCCTGGACTGGTGAGGTAATAGCATTAGGCCATTACCAAGCCAGAGTCTACATTGTAGATACTACTGAAATAGAACTTAAACAATTAGCCTATGACTTAGATCAAGGTGAATATGAATGGTTATGGAGTCACCCAGGGTTTGGTCCGTGGGCTACCCCAGCAAAGGTTCTTATACAACAGGACCGTGCCGAACTTGCTAGACTAAGAAACAAACTTAAGGAATCACAGGATGAATAGAATAAAACAATTATTAAAAACATTAGTAGCTTGGTTAACTCGACCCTGGGTTAAATCAGTACCCCCTGTGACTAAAGCCAAAAGAAAGCCTAAGAAACAAACTGTATAAATAAAGTATTACTCACACTCTTAAAGGAGGCCAGGTTACAATGACCGTAGAACAAACATTGGCAAGCAACACCGAAGCAACTGACGCTTCAGCTAACGAACATAGTCAGGCACCAGCAGCAAGAACATACACGCAAGAGGAATTCGACAGCCATATGGCAGGACTTAAATCAAGCCTGGCTAAAAAATTACTTAAACCCTATGAGGATTTAGGTGATCCGACTGAATTGCGTAAATTAAAAGAATCCGCACAAGCTAAGGCTCAAGAAGAGTCTATGAAGCGTGGAGAGTTCGAAAAGGTTTTACAAGACCTTGCTGCTAAAAAGGATTCAGAGATCATCAAGCGTGATCAAGTTATTGCACAGTTCAAAGTAGAGCAACCTCTACTACAGGCAGCCAGCGAATTTCGCAGTGTTAACCCTGAACAAGTACAGAAACTATTACGCAGTAATGTTAGGCTGAATGGTGAAGGCGAAGTTGAAGTAACAGATGATACAGGCGCAGTGCGATATAATGATGCAGGTCAACCAATTCAAGTGAAAGACCTAGTTAAAGAATTCCTAAGCACAAACCCACATTTTGTACAACCAACACCTAGCACAGCCAACAGTAACCATAGTGTTTCGGCATCGAATGGCAAAATTGACATTACTAAATTGGATCTAAGAAAACCAGAACATAGAAAATTATATGCCCAGGCAACTGGCAAAACAAAATAACTTAACCAAGGAGACTTAAATGTCAAATACTACAAGCATTAACAGCGAATTAGTCGCTACCCTTATCGGCCAAGCTCAATTTTCAGCTTACGAACAATCAGTTGCTCGTCAAATCACAACAATCTTTGATTTACCAGCAGGCGCAGGTAAAACAGTACAAGTTCCAGTATGGAGCTCAATTTCAGCAGAATTGATCAGCGATGAATCAGTTGCTACAGCAAAAGCTACAAATACAAGTTCAGTTAATATCACTTTAGCTGAGCATGTAGTTTATCACCGTGTTACAAACATGTTGCGTGATTCAGCATCACAAGATGTGTTTGGCCAAATTGGTGACCAGTCTGGTCGTGCTATTGCTGAATCATTAGACACACAAGCATTCTCAGTATTCAGTAGCTTCTCAGGTGCTAACACAGCAGTTGCAGTTGCTTCAGTTACTGTTAATGACATTATGGACCGTGTTGCCGCACTTCGTGCTAACAAAGTTACAGGTCCATTCTACGCTGTTCTACACCCACTTGCTGCTAACGGCATCAAGAAAGCAATGACAGCTACAAACTCATACCAAGCAAGTGGTTCAGTTGCAGACAGCATCTTAAGCCAATACTTCATTGGTCAAATTGCTGGTTGTACTATTCTAGAAAGTGCATTAGTTCCTTACGCAAGCGGCACTGGTATTGCTACTTGCGCTGTATTTGCTCCAAGTGCTTTAGGTCACGCAATGCGCGGCACTATCGATGTTGCTGAACAATATATGGCTAAAGAGCGTGCTACTGATCTTGTATTAACAGCTAACGCTGGCGCAGCAGTATTACAAGCAAGTCACGGTGTTGTATTCAATGTAGATTTAGTAGCTTAATAAAAGGACAAGGATATGGCTTTCATTAGATCAGGTACTACAATAATCAGCTTTGCTGAATATCAAGATGTCATTGACATGGATCAACGCCTATTTGATGAAAATGAAGGCCTAACCGACGAGGTTGTAGAGGATTTATTGATCCGAGCAACTGAGCGAATTCTAAGTCAGGTCAAAAATTCACAATGGTATAGAGAGTATGCTCTGAGTCAAGGCGCAAGCATATTAACTATACCAAGTGTGAATCCCTCGAAGATTGTGAGTCGTTTTAATGACTTCACAGACTTAGCAGTATATTACAGTTTGTATGAATACATCCTACCAAAAATTGCAGACTTTGGTTCAGAAGATAATGCAGAGCGTGTTAAGATCGGTTTTTACCGTGAAAAATACACTGACTTATTTGGTGAATTGATTTCAATGGGTGATTGGTATGATTATGATGCAGATGGTGTAATTAATGCTGATGAGCTTCGTCCTGGCATTGTTAATTATCAGAGAATACGCTAATGAGAGCAGATCTTATCGCATATTTGAAGACACAGAGTTTAGGCACAGTCTCGGTGGCCACCGAATTACCCTACGGTAAAGATGGTGAACCATTATATCTAAAGAACTTCAAGAAAATCTATATTGATCGTGAACAAACAACACAGGAACCTTTGTTTAATACTTTAAATGGTGGTAGCGTGGTTGCTCAAACAACTTCAGTGACAGCCTATTTAACAGTAGATGCAAAGACTCCACTCGTAAATTATGATACTATTGTCGCACATATGACAGCGGCGAGAAACTTAGTTGCCATTGATGGTAACCTAGACCGCACTGTAGCAGTAGCCAAAAGCTATGATGGTGATGCAATGCTAACAGAATTTACTTTTGAATTTAAAGAAGTACTAACACAATAAAAGGAAAAAACCATGGCTTATATACAATCAGCAGTGGGGCAAGCAACAAATCCAACGCTAAAATTAACAGTTGCCGGTAAAACAGGACTTTTAGAAGTTCCTTACTTACAAGATGTAACTATTAACAATGCTAACGATGTGTTTACTTGGACCCAACTTAACGAATCTGCTAAGTTACAAGTAGCAACAACAGCAACAAACAGTATCTCAACTAACATCGTTGTAGATCCAACAACATTCTTTGGAACAGGTTCAGGAAATGTTGGCAGTGCTTCAAATCTAGGTATCATCGGTCTAAGCGATGCTAAAACACTTATTAATTTTACAATTAATATGGGTAACATTGCAACTGGTGGTGGCGGCCGTACATTGTCCGGTGAAGCTTATGTAACAGGTCTTGCTCCAACAGTAAGTGCGGATAGCCCAGTTTGGGTAACTCCATTAACATTAACTGTTGATGGTCCATACACTGTTTCAGCAGCAGCTTAATCAGCAATAAAACAAACAACAGGAGCTCAGGCTCCTGTTTTTGTATGTATAAATAACATTGTAAGGAGACTAACAGATGTCAGATATATTCGACGAAAAAACAGATCAAGAGCTATTAGAGAGCTTGCTTGCTGAAACAGCCAAAGCATCAAATGAGATGAAATGCGCACAGCGAGATATCAATAAGGCCACAGGCCGAATTCAATTTGCCGTAATGGCACTTAACACAATGATTAATAGAAAAAAGGATTAACAGAAATGAAACTTTCAACTTTAGCAGCAAAACCACAATTATTATCAGTAGTAATCGACGACGAAGAAGTTAGAGCCGCATATGGCGAACCACTTGAGTTTTACATATGGGATCGTCAATCAATGGACACCTTTGTAAAATTAGCCACAATCGACTATACAAACTTTGGTGCCTTAACTGAAATTGTAAAAGAATTAGTATTAGATGAAGAAGGTAAGCCAGTTATTCACGATGATGTAGTATTACCAAATAACATATTGATGAAAGCCATTAATGTGGTGGTAGAAACATTGGGAAAGTCAATAGCGGCACCCTCTACAACGAACAAGACAGAAGATTCCAAATAATGTTAACTCTAGACTTTGTTGCTGAAAGATATGGAGTACTTCCCAGTACTTTACTTCGAGATGGCAACAGTCTAGATATTGTAATTGCTGATCTTGCGCAGGGTTATCGTAATCGACAACAGGCAAAAGCCTCAGGAAAAACAGACGCTAATCATGGCTTGACTGAAGAAGAATTACTGGCAATGGTTGCTCAGACAAGGAGATAATATGGCTATTGATAAAATGACACCTAGTTTAGCTAAGATTCAACAGCAACTTAATAAGTTACCTAAGCAGGCCTATGATGTTTTTCTTGCTAATACCCCAGTAAATAGCGGTAATGCTCGACGCAGAACTAAATTAGTTGGTAATACCATTGAAGCCAAATATGCTTATGCCACTAGACTTGATAATGGCTGGAGTAAACAAAGTCCTAAAGGTATGTCTGAGCCTACTGATAAGTTTATACGGACACAATTAACAAAGATTATAAGGAAATAATATGGCTAGAGATTTAGATTATACCGTTGGTGTCAATACTCAACCTGCAGTGGCCGGA